GTAAACCAATCACCTTCAATATCTTCTGGTTTCTCAGGAGTTTTGATGATGGTCTTAGTTTCAAAGAGTTCTTTGGCATAGAGTTTGGGGAAGTTACCAGATTTTACTAATGACTCTAGTTTCGCATCATCTGGATGTTGTGCTAGCCAGGCTTTTTTATCTACAGCATAGAATTCGTTAATGTTGCGATAAACCTTAGCTAAGACTTCAGGGTTAAGAGTTGGGAAACTTGCAACAGTACTTTTATCGCGTTTCTCAAACTCTTTGGTTTCTTTGTTGATGAGTCCCATTTTAGAAACACCATCGAAAGCATAGACTTTGAACCAGGTGGGATATGGACAGTCTTTGTCTCCTAGATAGTTAGACCAGGTGTTAATAGATTCTCGTTGTTTATTAATGATATCTTCTGTGAGATATTCTTTTTCGTTTGGAGTTAGTTCCCTACCTTGACCATTGTCTCTTAGGATTTGTTCTTGTTGTTTCCAATAGGAATCTTCAATGTCTTCTGGTTTGATAATGAGGTTTTCGGCAGAGGCTGCCCAGAGTTTTTGTTCTAGAGCATTTCCATGTTTTTCGATCATATTATCGAGACGAGAGAGATAAGCGAAGTTTCTACGTTCATTGTTTTTGCCTGGAAGCTTTTCTTTCTGTTTTCTAGCTTTTTCGAAAGAAGAGTTAACGATATCTTTATTTCTTGATTCAAAACCAACGAGAGTGAGGACTTTAGAGCCGATTTCATTCTGGAGACGAGTGAGGTGTTGTTTGTCTGATAGGATCTCGTTTTGATTATTATCTGTGTTTGGGGCAGAGTTGAGATGATTTGGAGATGAGTTTGGCATAAAAATTCTCTTTTATATTAATGGATTAAATATAGTGTATATGGTTATTGTAGCATGGAATATTAGAAATGACCAAACTTGGCGGTATCTTCGAAACATTTATCTAATAAACCTAAATCTTTGATCATTTGCTTCGGAGTACATTCAGCGTACAAAAATTTTTCCGGTTCGATATTTCTACCATCGCCTAAGATATAGATAGCGAGTGGCTCAGCAATGCCAATTGCATAAGAAAGCTGAACTTCACAACGCGATAAATTGTATTTTTTAAGATAAGAGATAGCGATTTCACGGGCTTTGTAAGCACCAGAACGATCCACCTTAGAAGGATCTTTACCGGAAAAGGCACCGCCGCCAACGGGCGCGAATGATTGATAGCTATCGACTACAATTTTACGCCCTGTCAGACCGGCGTCTCCCTGAAAACCGCCGATCAAAAACTTTCCGGTCGGATTAATGAGAAATTTTTGAACTTTTAGATTATATTTTGCTGCTAATTCCTTAGCTTTATCAATCAGAATCTTATCAGTTTTAGCGCGTTCTTGTTCGGTGTTTTGGTAACTGATTGTCCAATCCTTAATTTTCTTTAAATGCATTTTTTGATCATAAACGCCTGTAATCTGTGTTTTGCCATCAGCTAGAAATCTCTTGTCTTTTTGACGTAATTGATCATAAAATTTCGAAAAATCCTGTAAAATCTGCATAGCAATAGGTTTATATTCAGGAGTTTCATTACACGCAAAGCCGAACATCATTCCCTGATCACCTGCACCACCAATTTCATCATTAGTACCGAGTGCAATATCATGGCTCTGAGTTCCAAGATTATTGATAATCTTTATATCTTCGGGATTACCGGATTCAACAATGTTATAGGCATGACCATCATCTGTAATATAGCCAACGTCCTTCAGTACTCTTTTTACAACTTTTTCAACATCAACTTTCGTATTGGAGGTTACTTCTCCGGTGATAAAAATTTTTCCCTTTCCGCCCATAACTTCAATCCCACAACGAGAGTGTTTATCTCCTTTGAGAAAGGCATCTAATAATGCGTCACTAATCTGATCACAGACTTTATCAGGATGACCACGAAAAACAATTTCATTAGTATATAACTTCATTTTATGCTTTCTTGTGGTCTTAATTTATGTAGTTGTTATTTTACCATAAATATAGAAAATCTCTGTTATTTAAACGAGATACCTTTTTCATAAAATGCCCCTGAGAGGTGTTTTTTAATGATTCGAATGAGGTTGATATTGATTGTTCTTAACAGATATCAGCTTCAAAGAATTACTAATTAGAGATTCTAGAAGGAGGAATCCATGAAAATTAAGACCATTAAAGTCAGTGGCGATAAGGATTACGCCAAGGTCGCAGATCGTATCAAAGTTTTCTGGGAAGAAAATCCAAACGGTAAGATCGATACTGAACGTGAAGACATTTCGGAGAATAAAGTCCGCTTTATCGCACGTATCTGGCGTGATTCTGATGTTGTATCAAATCTAGCTACTACCAGCACAAATATTAATGCTATTAAATTCACAGCCAACGCTACGGCTTCTGCGGACGCAATTAAAAAGGGTGATAAAGAGAACGAAAAATTAGAGACTGTAGCTGTAGGGCGTGCATTAGCTATGCTAGGGTATCTTGCTTCAGGAGAGGTTGCAAGCCGTGAAGAGATGGAACAGTTCGAGATCTACAAAGCTGATCTCTTCCAAGACGAAGTCAATAAAACGATTGAGTTAATGAAGAAAGCCAAAACAATTGATGAGCTCCGCAGATTATATGTCTCTCTTCGTTCTGAACTTCGCACGAATCCAGAGATTATTAATGCTAAGGATGAATTAAAGAAGAAGTTAACTGAAAAGAAACCAGCTAAAAAGACTGTCAAGGTAGAAGTAGAGGAGAAGAAGAATGAAAACAATTAAGTTTGAGAAGAATTCTGAAGAATGGATGGAATTCAGAAGAGGTAAATCTGGTGGATCGGAATTTAACGATTTATATATTTCCAAACTCCCTTTAATTAGTAGTATGAAAGCTAAATTGGACGAACTTCAAATTGAGTATCCCAAACTTGCTAAAGCTGAAGAATTAGCTATTCTACTTGGTCCAGAAGCCCTAGTGGAGTTAAAACTTAACGCAAACCCTAAGGATCGCTATTACGAGATTATTGCAGAACGTGTTGCTAGACCAATTACGCCTAACGATTATGTAGATCGCTTAAATGGACAACCATTTTCGATGATGGATAGAGGTCATATCCTAGAACCTGAAGCCATCGAAGCGTTTAACGAAAAGACTGGTAAGAACGCTAATCCTGAATGTGTGGTTTGGGTTCGAGAAGACAATGAGAATATTTATATCTCACCAGACGCAGTGATTTCAGAAGAAGAGGCAGTTGAAGTTAAGTGTCTAGAGTCTAAAAAAATTATCGAAGCATTCTTAACAAAAAAGTATCCCCAAGAATACAAAATGCAGATCGTGAAGTACTTTGTAGTGAACGAAAAATTAAAGAAGCTTTACTTTGTACTCTACACTGACGTAATCCCTGGGCTAGAACTCCAAATCTTTGAGATTAAACGTGAAGATGTAGCTGGTTTGATTGAGGAAGCTAAGGCATACGAAGATCAGATTATGAATCGAATCGATGAAGATACTAAAAAGATATTAGAACTTACATTTTAATTTTAAGAAAGGAAAGAAAAAATGAACGAAAAAGAAAACACAAAAATCCTTATAGACATTCTTAGGAAAGTGAAAGCTAACAAATCTAGAAGAGTCAGCAAGGATGAGTTGGAACATCTAGATAAAAATGTTAAGACAATTAAGGAGGACGTGGATAAAGGTAGGTCTGTTGGATATATAGTCATAGGGATAGATTCTGAAGGTAGAACTAACCACGCATGTTGTGGAACTAGCTTCATGATCGAGGAAATGTTAATAGGCTTAATAGAACAGTTTAGCAAGGATAACATACCGCTTGTTGAAGCTATTCTCGAGAGAATAAAGTTTGAACTTGGCGAACCAAACGAAGATAAGCCCAAAGACCATAAAAGATCTAAAGAAGAAATTTCTGAAGAACTGATGGATTTTTTATGCAAGGAATTTAATATCGATGAGGAAGAAGAAAATGAAAAATAATAATCAGAATACTATAAAAGAATTTGTGAAGTTCGTAGAAAAAATGTTAAAGCTTAAAGAACATAAAGCAATTAAAAAAGAAGAGCTAAAATCGCTGGACGAAGCTGTTGACGCTATCAAAGATAGTTGCTCGAAGGGGGAACTTATTAGTTATCTTGTTATAGGACTTTCTAATAATAATGATACTGCACAAGTTTTTGAAGGATCAAGTTTTACCGCTGTAGAAACGATGTCCTTATTCTTTGAGGCTCTAATTAAAGATCATAAAGATCTAGGAGAGAGGATCCTCAAAAGACTTAAATCTGATTTTGATGAAGAGTATCCAGCTAAAGAGGAAGACGATGACAAAAACTAAATATGTTGTTAGCTATACAGACTCTAAAGGCATGAGACGCACCAAAACTACCAACACATATGTCGGGGCTAGAAAAGTAGCTGATTATATCAAGGAAAAAGGTGGTGAAGCAAGAGTCTCGATCTTCTTCGACAAGAGTGTAAAGAGTGTATGAAGAAATCCGTGCGAATTATCACTAAGATCCCAGGTTGTAAGTCAGGGAGATTAAAAAGGGAAATTAAATGAGTAAGCTAACCGTTGTTCCAGCAGTACTTAAAGGATACAAAATTAAACTGGTTAAATTTAACGAGGAATACAAGAAAAAATAATCAATTCGATGGTGCGGATTAATTACCTCCTTAAAGTAATAGCAATCAGTTAAATGTCATTAACGCAGCCATAGTACCTCAATAACTCATGTGGTGGTCATATCTAAAGTGTATTTCATACCATTTTAACTATTGTATGACCATCAAAAAACAACAGATAAGTGGTGCTGAACTTTGATTCAGTTAAATGTCATTAACGCAGCCACTAGCTTAAAACTAATGACTATTAGCTATTGAATTTCTACTATTGTAGATTGTTGGTACAAAGGTAATTAATATTATCTCCTCACGTTAACGTTAGTTTTAAGTTGTTTGTCCCTACTGTAGGATTCAGTGCTATGACCTGCAGTAGAGACCCCTTAACAGGTAACTAATCAAACACATGTGTCATATCTAAAAATATTGCTAAGACGTCGCATGTCGATTATCCAATTGGATAAGTTCGCGGTCTAGCTTAGTTAATAGAGGAGTAGTAAACAACACGAAACAAACGGTATGAAATATTAGTTACCTGTTTAGGGGCGGAATTAAGAAAGGAATAAATGGAAAGTATAGAAAAGATGGAAAGAACAGCTAAAAAGCTTATTAAAGCACTAATATGCGTAGCGTCTGCTTTATGTGTATATATGTGTGTCGCTATGATCGTTAATACGTTTGTAAGATTCTCAAAAGGTGAGGTCCTTGATGGGCTCATTTCTATTGGTCTTGTTATTGTTAGTATTATCAATGTTCTATCAATCGTTTCTAACCTTTTAGGGTTTTCTTATGTACCAAAAAATAAACAAATAGACCCATATATTATCATTGATAAATATAAAAATAGCGCAGTGGTAATCTGTGGCAAAATACCTTCTACGAACAATCCTATTTATAGGGTGTGCAGGGTCAAAAATGGCAAGATCGTATTAAACAATAAAGATCCAATGTTTAATAACCATATTGCCGCTTGCCTGCAAGCTTTCGATCGTAAGTATTGTAGTGGAGATCACATAAATGGGTAGTGATACTTGGGAGCCATACTTCAGACCATCAACTAGAGTTCATAACTCTGGCTTTAGATGCTTTGAATGTGGTTATCTACAGATTGGCGATGATAATAAGGCGAAAAAGAAAATAGTACTTCGTACTCGTGTAGATCATATTACGACTGAGTACGGTCTTGATTTCATAAGATCTACAAAAATAAATATCGATCTAGACCTACTAAGAGATGGCAATATACGTGTCTTTCATCACAACGATCAGCTCTATTGGAACGCTCTATTGTCCTCTGACGCCTTTATTATTAATAGTAAAGCACTAGCTTATCCAGCCTACGACGAGTTAGACGCATTATGGGAAAAACGAGAAAAGGAGAAAAACAATGAAACGATACAAACTTAAAAAAGATTTGCCAACATTCAAAGCTGGCGATGAGTTCTATCTAGATAGTAATAATGACCTTCGTCTTAAAGTGTCAGATATTATGGCTTACAATCATAAGACGCTTGAGAAGTTCCCAAATATACTCAAAGACTGGTTCGAGGAAATCCCTGAAGAATACAAAAGATGGAGGGCAAGCCAGAGTAATGTATACTGGTTTATAGATGATGTAGGCGATGAAAAATATGAAGTAGAAACTGGTCATACAATCGATGATTTTCGTTGGATGTTAAGTAATTACTTCAAGAATAAAAAAGAAGCCAGAGCTTATAAAAAATACCTTATCGCTCGCCAAGTCTTATTAGATGATGCTGAGGGTGGGAAATTTACGCTAAAGGGAGAGAACTATTCTACGAAATATAGCGTTATCGACAACTGCTGGCATCTCAATTGGAGCTATCATTATGCCCCAGGGGGAATCTACTTTAAGGACATAGAATCTCTCAAAAAATCTCTTGAAAAACACAAAGAACAGTGGGAAATCGTTCGCAAGTATGAGATGGGGGAAGAATGATAACAAAAGACGATATGAATCATCCATATAAAAAAACGTTTGCCAAAGTAGTTTCAGAATTAGTCCAATATGCGCAAAAACGTCAGGTAGAATTAACCAAACAAAAGCTTTCGAAAATAATTAAATAGAAGGAGAAGGAGTTAGAACGATGCGTGAATTAAAATTTAGAGTTTGGGATAAAGCAAATAACAGATACCTAAGGCGAGATAGTACTGGGATAGATAATCTTGGTAATATCATTGACTTTGAGAATTGCGATGAAGATGACCTGGGCGTGCATAATGTACGTGTTCTAGGTAAGAATGATATGGGATTCACCACTGAACAATACACTGGACTTCATGACAAAAACGGCAAGGAAATTTACGAGGGCGATATATTATCTATTCCCCGCAGAAAAGATAAGAAAAAAGATAAATTATATACAGTAGTATGGCATAAAACTCATGCTAGATTAAATTTTGCAAATACAAACGGAGAGTTTGGTGAAATATCTATAGGAAAAATTATGCGTTCGCAGATTGTCGGCAATATTCACGAGAATAGCGAATTATTGGAGAATAAAAAATGAAATTATCGACAATAAATCAAATAGTAGAAGCAATTCTGTCTCAGACCAATTCAAACATAAAACTCCCACATGAGGACGTCCGAGAGGCGACGTTTAAACAATTAGCGAATGAAGCAGCCATAATCCTAAATACCGCCTTAATTTGTGAGGACAAAGGAATCGAAGAGGCAATGAAGTATTATAACGGCACTCATACAGAGAATGAATATCAAGACTTCATGACTGGTGTAGTAGACTACGATGTTAGCCTCTGTAAGAACTGCTGGTGCATGACACACACGATAAATGGTAAATGCGGTAAATGCAAAGCTAAAAAGGAGGAAAGACTAATGGATAGACTAGCAGAGCTTTACGATAATATGGCTAAACCGCCAATAGTAGAGACGCTAAAAAAAGGTGAACACTCTGGCTTCGAGTTCTTCATTTTATGGTTTAGTAGCCATCCAAATGCATACATTAAAATCCCAAAAAGCCACCCATATTATAAGAAAGACTACAAAGAGATAGACAATAAATATTTAGTCCATGGAGGCTTCACATTTAGTGGGAAAGACCTAGACAAGAGATACGGACTGCCAGAGGGGTGGTATTTAGGATGGGATTACGCTCACTGCACAGATTTTATAAATCTCCCTGGGCATTGCCTAGATGGCATTAAGTGGAGAGTAGAAGACATCGAAAAAGATTGCAAAGAGGTAATTGACAAAATAATAAAGGAAGCAAAATGACATACACAGGACATAAAACTAGAACAATGCCGGATGGGCAAAATATCGTTGACTACATTATGCCGACACTTATTCAAGAGAGTAGGTTCTATGGTGGAATACCACTACCATCAAGAGAACAGGTAGCATTAGTAATTAGGGCATTAAGAATGCATCCATTATTAGAATACGCCTCTAAGTATGATTATTCGGAATTATCTAAACCAAATGAAATTACAAAATTTTTCCCAACCATCTCTAGTATCGGGAGGTTTTTCCGAGACGCTCCGCAAGAGATACTAGATAAATATGCAATGGAGCATGAGAATGAGGATTAGTAAGTGGCTTGAACGGCAAAACAAAAAAGAGCCTAGGTACTTCTGTCCCAGCTGTCTTAGATTGTTCAGAACGGGTAAATTTAGTAGGTTTGACTTAAATATCTATGATGATGTTTGTCCTTATTGTGGAGATATTGGATGTGATTTCAAAGAATTAGCAAAGGAATATAAAGAGTTGGTGATTATGCATTTTGGAGATGAAAAATGAGACGAACTCCAAAATACGATTCCGAGCATAATCTCTATGAAAATGAGACATGGATGGATATTCCAGGGTACGAAGACTTATATAAAGTTAGTAGTATAGGTAGGGTTAAACATGTAGCTTTTATACGAGATGGAATTAGAAAGTGCAGATTCCCAGAACATATACTTTCGTCTAACCTAACTAATCATGGTTATATTCAATATCATTTATCGAAGAATGGAAGAGTTAAAGCATATCAAGCACATAGACTGGTAGCGATAACCTTCATCCCAAATCCTGCAAATAAACCAGTGATCAATCATCGTAATGGCATAAAAACTGACAACAGGGTGGAAAATCTAGAATGGTCTACTGTTTCGGAAAATACAAAACACGCTCATGTTGTTTTAGGCAAGTATTGGGGAATAAGGAAAATAAAAGTACGCTGCGTGGATACAGATACTGTATACGAAAGTACTTATGAAGCAGAGAGGATGACTGGCGTATGTAATACGAATATTAGAAAGGTACTATCTGGCGGGAGACCAATGGCTGGAGGACTAAGATGGGAACGTGCATAATGTCAGAATTAGAACTTCAGATAGCGATCGCAGACTACTTGAGACTACGATATCCAGATATTTTGTTCCATTCAGATTTCGGTAGTGGGGTTCATCTCACAGTTCGTCAAGCTGTGATTCAAAAAAGACAGAATGGTGGAAGAAGAGGTTATCCAGATTTATTCGTGGCTGAACCAAGGGGTAAATACCACGGACTCTATATTGAGATTAAGAAAGATGGTGAAAAACTGACCAAAAAAGATGGCTCGTGGAGAACACCACATATTGCCGAGCAAGCCGAGATGCTTGAAAGACTGCGCCAGGCAGGATATAAAGCTGAATTTGGGGTTGGATTTGAAGGGTGTAAGCAGATTATTGATAAGTATCTAAGGAGCGCGCAATAGTAAACGCTAAAATGCACACTGGATGTTCTTGTTATCAATGCAGAAAAGGGAGAGACAAGAGGGTCCGTAAGATATATCATCATAAACTTCGCAAAAGACAAAAAAGGCAGCTTAAAAAGCTAGGTGATATTAAGGATGTGATTATAAGTATAGGATATACAGATTAGGAGATATAATCCTAACTCTAGTATTGCTAATGTGTTAAAATAGTATTGGAAAACAAAAAATCTTTTTCATATTTTTTCTAAACTCGAAATAGTCCCAAGTTGAGAGGGGACTATTTTTGTTGTGGTTATTTTAAGTGTTTAGATTTATACTTAATTCAAGTGGGAGAACATTCATAAGGGGGTGATTATATGCTTAACCAGCATCATCTACTTTGGCAGAGACGTTGGTATGATACTGGATATTGTAGATCTCTTAGAAATCTTCCTTGCACTAAGGTAATGCTTGATAAGAAGCTACATAAGGCTCTACATGAGGAGATATCTGGAGTTCCAATTCCAACAGGAGCAACAGCTAAGAGGATTTGTTATGCTATCCTAAATGATCTTATTATGGGGACAATTCATATCGATGATAAGCCTTCTGATAGGATTGCGTTCATGATGGATCTCTTATCTACGGCTGATAAGCAGACATATGTAGCACTTAGGAAGCAGTATTTCTTTCTAAAAAGGAGGGGGTTATGAGGTTACATATCTTGGTTGAAGTTACAATTCCTGAAACAAGCGTTAATGTATTACGCCAGAAGTTACTTGGTTTCAATGCTAAGTTAGAAAAAGATGTATATGGTGGTGATATGCTTGGATATAACTACACAATCCATTTTAATGGCGACCATGAAATAGGGTTGTCTGTGATGGATATTGTGGATGAATATCACCATCATTATCTTGTTGCATACCTTGCAGATAGCACTGGTATCACCCAACTACTCAAGATTGAGTAGCGTTAAGCCCCAAATCTTGGGGCTTTTTTCTGATATAATTAAAGAGAAGAACTAGAGGTGATCACGGTTCTTTGTCGAATACTCTTCGGAGTATTCATATAGTGGAATAGCTCAGCGGGCTAGAGCAGTCGGCTTATATCCGACAGACCATTGGTTCGAATCCAATTTCCACCACCAAGTCTAATAATTATTAGCAAATTAGCAATTTCTACTATAGTAGATCACGACCATCGTTCTCGGGTTCTAGTAGAAAGCATACATGTACAAGTAGCAATTAACCTCTTCGGAGGTTTTTTGTTGGTGATATTTATATCCCCAACATAAGATATAACATTTCCTAGAATAAGATATAACATTTTTCGTATTCTATACCCTGTTAAAAGATAGATCTTTCAAAAACGATATATAACAATTACGTGAACAATATATAACAATTAACCTTTTTCGTAAAGTCATGAAATTAACCAATTTCACAACTTGGGGAAAATGATGTTTTATTTTATAATAAACGCAAGGAAAGATTCCTTTCTTCCTCGGCTCTGGTCAAGAAGCTCTCCAATTAGGAGAGTTTTTTGGTCAGGACATCTGCGCCCTAAGCATAATTAGATAATATGTAATTAGATAATCAACTACCTGCTAAGAATAAGAAAACTACCCTTTATAACAGAGGTTAAATTGGTTAAAAATCATTCTTGTATAATCCACTATATAAGTAAGTCAAGCCTTCCGTTAAGGTCCTGAACTCTCTAAGGCCTTCATAATATGCTATAATTGATATGCAAATCTACAGGGTTTTGTAGTAGCCTATGGCAGACGGGTTCTTCATAGTGAAGAGTAGGTGCTAGCCCGAGCAATCCTGAACGCAATAGACTATTAAGATTCTTAGGAATCTTGGGATTGTGGTATCCGCAATCTATATAAGTCTCTTACGTAAGTAGGAGATTTATGTTTTATTAAAGCAAATTTAAAAAGAGATGCCCACTAGCAATAAAAAAGTCCTGTACCAGTATGTGGAGTAGGCGCGTTTTAACTGGCTCGTAAACCAGGTGATTGTTTAGACCTACGCCACATATTGACACGGGACAAAATCGAATTATTAAAACGTCTTACCAACGCCAACCACGGCGTATCGTACCTCCAAAATTCAATAAAATCTTAGACTACGGTTATTATAACATAGCTATTCCAAGTATAAGAATTTTCCACAGTTATTTTTCTCCAGATTATTTAAAAGCTTTACCTCTATCAAATCGACCATTGATTATACTAACGCTTATGTTATAAAAACCAAACATTATTTGTCTGGTATAATATAAGCGAAATACACGGGAGAACCGTGTTTTTTATTTGAGAAATTATGAAGTTAAAAGTTTTAGAACTATTCTCTGGTACTGGTCATATCTCGAATACATTTCGTGCGAGAGGTCATCGAGCTTGGAAAGTAGACTGGAGTAAAGATCTTGATGCGAATCTTCATGCTGATATTAGTAAACTAACAACAGATGATATTAAAACTTTATGCGATGGAAAACCTAACGTTATTTGGGCAAGTCCAGATTGTACTGCTTACTCTATTGCTGCAACTATTAAAGGTGGTGGGTTCAAGCACAGAGAACTTGGAACTTACAAGCCTAAAACTGAATATGCTAAGTTTTGTGATATTTGCGACCAACATGTAATTGATCTTATTGCAGAATTAAAACCAAAATACTGGTTCATCGAAAACCCTCGTGGCATGATGAGGCATATGCCTTGGATGATAAGCTTAAACGATAAGCTAAAAGGCACGAAACGTTACACTATTACTTATTGTTCTTACGGTGGGCAAACTATGAAGCCAACTGATATTTGGACGAATCATCCAAACCCTAATTTCCTTCCTGTATGCAAAGGACAAGGTTGTGAGCATCTCTCATGGAGAAGAGAAGGCGGGCAAACAGGGGTATGGAACAAAATTGCTGGTAAGGGTATGTATTCAAGAGCGATTATACGAGGATTAATGCCACAGAGATTACTTGACCATATTGTTGATATTTGTGAAGAAAGGTAAATTTATGAAGAAAATTTCTGAAGGTAAGATAAAAGATAAACTCACAAAAAAGATTACTGATTCGCGTAGACTTAAATTTCTTGAATTATATTTGACTCCTGGAACAAAGTATTTCAACAATGGCTACCAATCTGCCATTAAAGCTGGTTTTACTGAAAATACTGCTACAACTATCTTGAATAAGTATAAGTGGGTTACTGATGGTATTAAGATGATTCGTGGCAATTCGATTGACACTCAAGTTTTAGCAGAAAAATCTCGCAAGGTCTTATCAAAATCTCTTGATTCAGATGACCCTAAAATCGCACAAGATACTGCTAAATTTGTTTCGTCTCATATTGATCCGGATTTTGTTCAGAAACAGGAAGTAAACATCCAATTACCAAACCCAATTTATGGTGGTAAGTCTAGAGAATCAGATATTAAAAAAGAGGATGAATAGTAAATGAAGTTTAAGAATACTACTGCTACAAAGAAAGTATTCTCTCTCAAAAAGCGTATTAGGGCTGTTTGTGGTGGAACTTCTGCCAGTAAAACTATCTCTATTTTAATTTGGCTTATAGACTACGCACAAAGCCATAAGAGTAAGAATATCTGGGTGGTATCAGAAAGTATGCCACATCTTAAAGGTGGAGCTATTGAGGACTTTAAAAATATCATGCAAGGTCAAGGATATTGGGCTGAATCTAGGTGGCATGGTACGGACTACGTTTATACATTTGAGACCGGCTCAACGATTAAATTTACCTCAGTTGATACATACGGAAAAGCACACGGCCCAAGGCGTGATGTTCTGTTCCTCAATGAATGTAATAACTTGGCGTACAACATTGTTGATCAGCTTATTACACGTACTCGTGAAGTGGTTTGGATTGACTGGAACCCGACTTCCGAATTTTGGTTTTATGAGAAAATGCTCGGAAAGCGAGATGACATTGATTTCATTACATTAACCTATAAAGACAATGAAGCGCTAGACCAAAACACAATCCAAGAAATTGAGAGTCATAAAGATAATAAGAACTGGTGGCGAGTTTATGGCGAGGGAAAAATCGGCGAAGTTGAAGGTCGTATTTATACAGGTTGGCAAATCATCAAAGATATACCTTTTGAAGCGCGTCTTGAAGGTTATGGACTTGATTATGGGTATTCTATTGATCCTACTGCTATTGTCGCGGTTTATTACTATAATGGTGGCTATATTCTTGATGAAATATTGTATCGAAAAGGTATGTCTAATAAACAAATTGCAGATGTCTTGAACAGTCTCCCGTATGGATTAGTTGTCGCTGATTCGGCTGAACCCAAGAGTAATGACGAAATAAAAAGCTATGGCGTGAATTTAATTCCAGTTATTAAGGGTAAAGATAGTATCAAGCAAGGTATTCAATACGTGCAGGATCAGAAAATCTCAGTTACCGAACGAAGTGTCAATTTAATTAAGGAATATCGTAATTATCTATGGAAAACTGATAAAAATGGTCAGATTATTAATGAACCAGAGGGTGGTCTCGACCATGCTCTTGATGCGGTTAGATATAGGTTATCAAGTATGAAGCCTCAAAGAGAGACTAAAAAGAGCTATAAGAGTAATAATTCGAGGTCGGTATGGTAAGTAAAAAGAATGACCAGATGTGTGATGACGAACTTATTTTTGGCAGATATAACAAGCAGGTAGACTATCGTAATGGGCAAGTCTCTCAAGTGGTGGAATATAAGACTGAATCGATCATGCCTACCAACCCGACAAATATTGATCTCCCAGTGGAAACACTTAAAGATATGATCTACGAAGGTATCGGAGGTGGATATAAGAGTGTAGGGGTTGAAATTGAGTTTACCACCGATCATAAAATTAAATTAGTCCGCAAAAACTTCATTAGAAAACTAGAAGAACAAAAATAGACCGAATTTCCGGTCTATTTTCTTTACAGGCTAGGCTGCAGTTGCGGAGATCCAGCCTTTCTTTTTCTTTTCATCCTCTTTATCTCTGAAATATTTATTGTAAAGAGAATTATCATCATCTTTTTCTTCGTTTGGATCTTCAATTTTTGTTTTAGTTGGATCGTACGTCCAATCTTTTTGTTTTGTCTCTTCGTACTGAATTGGCTTGTATTTAGTACCCTCAGTTACTGCGCCAGCACGTACGGCAGCGTCGGCTTGTTCTTGGGCACGCTTTACTGCGTCAGAACCAGCAGCAATAATGTCAGCTGTACTACGATTTTGCGCATCAGCTTTCTGTCTTTCGAGTTTGGCTACTTCATCCCAATAGTTAGATCGTCTACCAGCAAAATCTTCTGCCGCTGCCTGTTTCTGACGCTCTCGTGAAGTTAAAATATCGTCTTTTTGTCTACGATAGTCTAAATTCTGGCGATTATAGTTAGTTTCTTGCTCTCTTGCATTTTCAGCATTATTATCTTCAATACTTGATCTTACTTTTTCGGCAGCACGAGCAAGCATTGTTGGTACTGTGTGTTGCGCCATAGAAGAACTACCAGCTCCACTACGTGCAAAATAACGAGCATAGGCATCGCGTTGATTTTTAAAGTCATCGTTAGCGACATCAATTTGTCTGCGACGATTACCTAAACGTTGCGTGCGGGCTGTATTATAATCCTCTTGAACTTGTTTCCAGTTATTTTCAAGATTATTGATGTCTCGATTATAGTTATTCTCGATGTTTGCATATTTATTCTGCTCTGCTTCATCGATTCGTCTAAGTTGATTTGGCATCAACCCTAGGCTTTCGTTGATCATAGCTAAATTACGAGCTCTGTTTTGAGCTTGTTGATTATAATAATTCTGCTGGTTTTGTCTTTGTGTTATTCCCCTATTAACGTTTTCTTGGGCATTCGTATCTTCGTTTACGTGTCCATATTTAGAGCGTAAGTCATCATATGAACGTGCGCCTAGTCCACCCTGAACGCCATAGCGACCGTCTCGATTCTGGTCTACATAAGGATTGGCTTGTTCATAAATCGTATGTGCAGTTTCGCCACTAAAAGGTTGGGCGAGTTTTCCAATACCTGCCCAGCCAGTACGTGCTAGTTTTTCAAAGAAATTGCGATCACTACCCCAGATGTCGTCAAGTGTTTTTGACATGGTTTTTCCTTTCTTGACATTATTTATTATTCATGTTATAATATTAAACATTCTGGGAAGATTTATAGATATTATGATTTTGAAGGAGATAAATAATGAGTCAATCTAGGTTAAAAATATTAACCATAATAAAATACATATTTTGTATTCCCTTAGCTTTAATTATTGCTTTTATTACTCAAGCTATTCTTGTATTTGTTTCTAATACAGGTCTCTATTATTCTGGTATAGACCCAAATAACATTGTTTTTCAATGGTATAGATTATTTATAGAAATTATCAGAATGGGAGTTTTGTCAGGTTTGTTTGTTTATTTAAGTTCGTACTTAGCTCCAAATCATAAACATACCATTAGTATCATAGCTCTTTGCATTTCAGTATCTCTATTGTCAATTATAGGATTCTTTAATTTTGCTATAGGAGCATTCAATGCAGCAATTTTACTTTCATTAATCTGTGGGTTCATAGGAATTGGTTTAGGATATAGATTTAGCAACTTATACCTTAACGATAATACATATAAATCTTCTCAGGATGTCTAATTTTCTATCCCACCATTTATAGTCCGTGAGATCGGTCAGACTTATCTACACTAGTAGAAATTCTTAAAAGGGGGATTACTCCCCCTTGTCTTAGGCTGCGCTCTTCAATGCGAAGATGCCAGATTTGCGTTGATTGAACACAAATGCATCGAATACAACACGACCGTTGACATAGAAGCCAGATGCGGTTTCTTTGAATGGTCCTTGATTGTAGTCTGCAAGGTGCTTTGGAGCAGCTGCGGCTGATTCGTGAGTCAAAATACAGGTAAATTTGGTTGGTAGATAGTCGTCTGGGACTTCAATGATTAGACAGCCATCAATCATGCCATAGTTGCCTGTGCGACGAGAATGTGCGCTAAGTTCAGATGGGATAGTGAATTTTGGATCAAGCTTGATCTTGGCGAATTCAGTAGCACCAAAGAACGCTACACGACCAACACGAGGAACTTTAGCATTAGTTTGTTTAACCATGAGTGAGCTAAATGTCTCATATGCATCTGCATTAGTAGTAGCCTTCACGACTGCAGCAGCTGCACCAGCAAAGACGCTAAGATTGTGTTTATCGATAGTTGGAACGACTTCCTGTGAAATCTCTTCTTTCATAACTTCACGAGCATCAAGTGAACCATCGGCTGCGAAATGAGCGTCAGCTTTATCGATGCTCATAGCGAAGTACATGTCTTTACTTGCGGTTACAGTCTGGACTTCATTTTCCGCGTCCTTGTATTCGTATCCGAAGTTAGCACCATTAGCTGATTTGCGGACTGAATAATCACGCAACGCTTGTGTTTTAGTTGAAAAGATTTGGAATGATTTGGTTGTGCCACCAATCACTTGATATTTGCCTTTAAATGCTGGAGCGGTTAAACTCTCAAGCTTATAAGCGGCATCAAGAACCTTGGAATAAGCACTTGGTAAATTAACTGCCATAGTTATATTCTCCTTTAAATATTAAGTACGCTTCTTACAAAGTCTTCCTCAGTTTGTTCACCTTTGACGGTTGAATTGCTTCTAGGGTAGGGATTGTAAGATACGTTTGTTTGTTTACTTTTAATGTTAGTTTTACGAGCATTGCTAGCTTTTTCACCCTGCATAACTCCTAGTCGATAAATCTGCCCAATACTTTCTAAGAATGGTTGTAATCTAACTGTCGCACTGATAACTTCGCCGTCATTCCCGCGTCTCACATGGGCAACATCTTCGTACATCTCGAGGATACCGTTTGCAAGATCTGGATTAAAATCCGGATTGGAGCTATCAAAGAGTTCTGGATAGGCTAGTTTTGCGTTCTCCGTTGCTAAAACCTGCTCGTAGCGAGTTTCAGCAATCGTCTCGATTTCAGCTTTTCGTGAATTTTGAGCTTCTATTAGTCGCATACGAGCCTCAATAGCAGCGTCAGCTTCGCTGATATTCTCATCCTGCGACATAATATAGTTTGTTAACTCTTCCACTGTAGGCAACTGCAGTTCTTGGTACTGTGAGATCTCAGATTTTAAGCGATTAAGCTCTGCGACACTATCTCGAATCTCTTGATTTAAACGCTCTTTGCGTTCCTCGCCTCGAGTTTTAGATTGTTCGGTGTCATCTTTGTTCTCTTGCCCTTGTTCATCTTTAGTTTTTCCTGATTCTTCTGCTGATTCAGAAAATACTTCGTCTAGAGCTTTGTCTAGTTCATCGCCTTCTGAACTATTGGCGACAGTGTCGTTATTTTGGGCAGTTGATGATTCTACCCCAGCATCTACACTAGGTGCTGATAAATTTACATCTGTATTATCCATACAATCCTTTCGGGTTACTTTAACGCTGTACGTAGCGAGACGCAGGTCTCTGGACTAAGACCCTAACGAGCGTACCAACCAGTGATATTTTTAAGAAGGAGAATATCAAAGATATGTTGATACGCTAATTAGGAACTTACTCCACTATATTCATACGCTTTTCTACCTCTCCTTTAATTCGTAACAGATGGTTCTTAACTATCTTGAGTGCAGCAATTTGTCGAATAACGGTCTCAGGGTCTTTTAAATCGAGTTGTAATCTATCTATGGAATCACATTTATTAATTTCGTCATCCATGTAAGCTTGGGTCCACTCTAGGATTGGTTTTTCTAAGCTGAGACGGGTCTTTAGTTCTTTTTCTTTAGTTTCTTGTTCCTTAGATTTTTGGATTGGACTTCGTTTTGGATTGTTTGGGTATGGGTTCATTTATTGCTCCTTAAAAACTCATCAACTTCTTCCGGTGAACCACCTTGCGCTAAGTAAGACGCAACACCTTGAGCTTGTTTCTCTGATAAGCCATTTTGTACCAACTCTGCTACTAATTCAGGATTTAGTTGAACCTGGTTAGCGTTCGGTTTTTGTTCTGTAATTGTTTCTGGTTGAATATTCGGCTGGTTTACGCCCTCTTGTCCTGAGGCTTGCTCCTGTGAATGTGGGGAATTAAGTATAGGATTAGAATCGTCCATAGTTTCTGCGCTAGTTTCATCCTCCTCAGACACCTTTGGTGCAATCTCTTCTGCGTCAGGAACGCCAGAACGTTTCACGATCTGATAAACAAGAGGAGCTATTTTGAGGTATTTTTCCATTTGATCTCCGGACTCTAGACGGATTTGGAGAAGATCTTTAAGTGTTTCAAGTTGTTCATGGTCGTTATCTAATTTGGAGCTTGAAGCATCCACCTTGAACTTAACTAGAAGGTCTTTTAGATCTGAGTATTTAATGGTTTCTTTTTTAAGTCTAAATTCAGGGTCAATTTTTCGTTTTGTCTCAATAAATCGTTGCGAGAGCGGCACTACTTGGTCGATTTCGGCTTGATAATGGGCAGCAATATGAAGATTAAGCATAGTTTCAAGAATTTCCCCGAACCACTCTTCGAATTGACCACGAAGATAATTATCGGCAATATTAATACGATCTTGCTGTGCATTGACGCCGGCAGGTGTTTTAGAAAAACCTGGGTTACCAACTTCAGCAGAAATTGAGGTATCGCCATTATTTGTGATATTTAAGATATTACTCTTGAGAATGCCTTGCACGGTTGGAAAGGTATTAATAAGCGTATTATCTGTCTGTACGACAGCAGCATCGGCATTAGGGTCGCTCCCTAAGTCCCAAACCGCGTATGGTTCATACACGATACTTTCCGTATTCACATTGCCACGAATTTTAGTTGGTGGAGCAGATTTAAGACCTACTTGAAACTGGTAATTTTGATGATGAATATCAAGCATGTCTTGTAGTCTGCGCGTAAGACGAATAGCTGATAGCCCTAGTGGGTTCTTGCCATCTGGATCGTAATAAGCATAAATAATTGGAATTTTGCCACTAGGGTCAATATTTTTCCATTCTCTTACTATTTCTCCAGTATCTGGATCGAAAGTATAAAAAACATTGTCTACACCTCTCTGAAAAACACAGACAAGTCTAATAAATTCAGCTTGTTCAGTTTCCGTGGTAGAAATATCAGTATCTTTGGTGGTAGTTTTTTCTTGCAGTTCTTCAAGTTTCTTAAGGTTCCAAGTAGTCTTGTAGTCTTTATCTTTTGCAAGCTCTTTTTCGTTATAAATAATGTTCTTGATGTCGCTCTTCGTGTACCAGGTGTTTAGGAAAATATAATTGCAGTCTTTAGCATTAGTTTTGCCTGGTTCTAGATAAACATCTTGAATATCTACAATTGTGAAATCAGCGCCAAAATAATTATCTTCATTACGAATAAAGACTAATGCTGGTTGAGAACCGTATATAAGCATATTGCGCACCACAGATAGACATTTTGTTTTAACTGATCCCCCAGTTGTAGCGTTTGGTAAAATAACATTGTCCACTACTTCATTAAGAAGCTCAGATAATTCAGAGCTTTTATCATCCAAGATAACTTTGCCAGTAGGATTCTTTTGAACAATTGCTTTTGGTCTTGTCTCAATAAAAGAAGCTGTAGTTGCATCCGTTACATCTGGATTTCCTTCCTTAATATCTTTAGGTTCAGCATTAGCAATACGCTCAAATTCGGAAAAATCTTTAAAAAACCCAGCCATCTTATTTTTGGCTTGCTCATATTCCTGCTTTAGATTTTCTGGCTCTATATAAGAAAAAGACACCCGTTTTTCCTTTCACATATTCTATAAATATGTAAGAGCCGGTACTTGGGTATCTTACTTCTTTTGTATTATATCATACTATAAATAAAGTATTATGCATTTCTATACAACTATCGAAAATAAAAAACGTTTACTCTAAAGACGAGAAGATTGAGGTTGGTACTTGGATAGACGGACGCAAAATCTATCGTAAGGTTTATACCGGAACTGACAATGTTCCTAATAAGCTCGATATAGAACCATTTAAGACAATTATCGATGTACGTATGATGGTAAAAAATAACCCTGGCGAAGCATGGCGTCCAATTCCATGGGTATTCAACTTCTATGATGGTAACTGGGCAGGTGGCTTCTATATTCAAGAAAACCAACACAATGTTATTATGCAGATAGGTAATGAACTTAAAAAGGTATATTGGTGGCACTTAATCATCGATTATTGCGTCGACTAACTAATCAATACAGTAATCAAGGATGACATGCCACCAATAGGTTGACTTCATATTGCTTCCTAGTTGAAAGAAGAGCTTATTTTGAGTCTCGCTAATAAAGAATCCTGAATTCCAATCTGTATTCTGAATTGGATAAGCCCATGGAATTGGACGCCACTCACCACCACCAGATTTGTTCTTAACGATAACTTGAGCATTGATAATTGTTTTGAATTTATCTATATCAATTGAGGCTGGAATATCACCGGCTCCTGAATAAACTTTACGATAAATCTTTCTATCATCTATCCACTTGCCAATTTCAATCCTATTACTAGAATAAGCGTTTTTTATTTTCGATAGTTGTATAGAATTATCGAGAATCTTTTTACCATCAAGTGAATTATCAGCGATTTTATCATTATTTATGGCATTATTAGCTATCTTAGGTGTCGTAACGCTTCCATCTGGTATTTTTGAAAGATCTACAATTCCATTCTTGAGAGTACCATCATCATTTAATGTATTCTTGAGCCCTTGGATTAACTTATTTCTTCCACCTGCTGTTTCGGCAGCGACTAGGTAGGTTCTGTCAGTAGGATAATCTCTATCTACTCCGGCTGTAAGTTCAAGGTTTTCGAGATTACGATTATTTTTAGTGCCAATCCAGTCAGTTTCGGAGCCGGTGATTGGATTTCCAGATGAATCCACTTCATATACCACAAACGAACATTCTCCAGCCCATCCGGCAAGAGCTTCACATGAAAATAAACCAGAACCGGTAGTATGGGGTTCAGTCAATCTAGCGACCTGTGGTCGTTTACCTTGTTCTGATGCGAATAATAAATTAGACATTTTTCTCACCTTTCTTTTTTAGTAACTTAAAAATCAGTAAAATCTGTGAACCTAAGGTCGCTAAGATGCTCGCCAAAGCAGTACCAAAGGCAGTCATGTTCTTATCATTAAGGCTCATAATAGCCAGCACAACCTGTGGAGTGATAGCAGACCCAAGAAGTAAGAAATCTCCAATTAAATATGCAACAATTTTAGTTTTATTACTAAATTCAAAGCCTGAACCAGCCTCTGCGATAGCTTCTGTTGAAGCATTAGCTAGTTTCATGTATTCTTCGTTAATTTTATTGATTTGTTCATCTGTAAGTGTTGACTCCATAGACTTCGTCTCCTTATTTGATTCTTTTTTCTCTTCCTCTTCAATTGGCTTTTCTTCAGGTTTAATAGATTCCTTATCGTCTTCTTTCTCATCAGGCTTAGGCGTTTCTGGCACTGGCTCTGACTTAGGTGGTTCTACTGGTTGTTCTGGTTGCTTCGGGGCTTCTTGTGGCTTCTCTTCAGGCTTAGGCGGATTGACCCACTCAACTACACGGGTAGTATTCATGGTTTCAGTCCAACCAGCATAATTCACGCCATAAATACGAGACACATTGTCAATCGTTGCATTTAGCTCGCCTTCGAAATAGTCAAAGTATGGTTTATGTCGATACGGGGAAGTCCAGATTTGGATGCGATTACCACTACGTTTAGCGACGGCAACGTGTCCATAATTCTGCGCTCCACCTGTCCACCAGATAGGCACAAAACATCCATCTGGAAAATTACGATCAGTATGTTTCGTATTGTTCCAGTTCCACGCAATTTGAGCTGACGCTGCGAATGGAGCCACATTAAAGGTCTTCTGGGCTACTGCAAGACACCAAAGAAACCAATCCATCAGAGGCTTGCCCTGATAATAGACGACTAGCTTCTTATCGTCTAGGTTTGGGTAGATTGTTTGCTTCCAGCTCATTTTTGCTTCTCCTTTATATACATTGTTCCAATAATTGTTAGCATGATAACTAGAATAGTAGCTATTGCTGGTATGAATAATCCACTAGACACGATCAGATTCCAGATAAGTAGATCTAACATAATAAATATTCCCCATATTGCCACAGCTAACCAATTGATTCTGTTCATCGTTTTACTCCATCTATAATCACGAATTTAAGGATCGCTCCTAAAACTGCTGTAATAATTGCCCAAACGATCTTTGCTTGGTTTTCTTCGAGCTTGTGAAGTCTATTGGATCGATCTGTAGCACGTTCCTCTAAAACTGTAACTCGTTGAGATATTGCATTAAATGTGTCTATTTTATGATTAACCTCATAAAGCTGATCACTAACATTCTTGATGTCTGCTTCCATTTTGCCTAGTTTCTGATATAAAGCTGAATCATTATTCATTACCCACTCCTTTTTCCGGTAAATATCCAATTGGTACGTATCTAACTCTGATTTTGTGGACGCCATAACGAATAGCTCCTTGAGTTGAAATCTCCACGCTAACCCATTTCAAATCTTTATTAATTTTTAATACTATATTCTTCGTCTCTGTGGTTCTTTCCTGACTAAAGGGTCTAGCTCTACCCCAACCAAGATCTTTTAGTAATGGAAAGTTAAATTTATCTCCCCATCCCAAAATCTTTGTTTGATCTCTGAACTTCTTTCTAACCACCTTTTGTATCTCTCGTCTTCTAGTAAAACCACGAACGATTACTGTGATATCACCGATAGGATCAATTAAATCTACTGAGACTGTAAGAACTCTTGAATAATCATTCTGTTTTGAGAAGTATACTTTTGAAGTCTTTACTTTAGTCTCAAACGTTTTGTCAACATCAATAGCCATTGCATCGTAATCAAATTCACAGACTCTATTATTCACAATTGCGAGTTGATGAGTTTTACCATCATTAGATCCGTAATGCAGCAAAAACTTAGCTGGAACCATCCATGGCAACATCCAAGCCCCACCACGATCTAGATCTTGTAGCCAAATTTGATTGTTTTCTTTAGTACCAACTGGCAATGCCCAGATTAATTTGCCATCATAAACAATACCGGACGCCTTTGATAGATTTTTGGTGTTTAGTTTCTCAAAATCCCTTGAGATGGTTGCAGAAGATTTTGTTGTCGATAGAATACTCTGGATGTTTGGTTGGGTTCCAGTAGTAAATACACCGTTTTTAGATAAATAGTGTAGACTCTCTTGATATTTGAGAATGGCATTTGGAGCGTCCGTTCCTTCTCGACCATTTGCGTCTTGTACTTCTACACTAGGCACTGGAACGTTCATGATTTCAATGTTTTTAAAAATTAAATGTTTCATTGAACCAAAACCATTAGTCCCCTGTAAGAAAACTGTTGGGACTGGATCACCCTTACCTGTGCGAAAATCTACAACAGCGTTAGGTAAATCTTTTCCACCAGGTGCTATATCGATCCAACCACCACCTGAATATGAAAAGTTTAATGCAGTTTTTGGTGTACCACCATCATAATAAATGCGCCATGGGTTATTGATGTCGCCTAGAACATAGACAGTTCCATTGATATTTACACCTCGTCTACCTACGATGCCTTCTGACGTATCTGTTTCTGGAACTGTTGTACCAGGTTGCGCAAACATAACGCCGGTATCTGTGAATTTAAATGCCCCACTACCGTCATTTGCTACATCTGCAAGATATTGCTCTTTTCCTGTTTCGCTTCCTACGTAAATAATAAATCTTTGTACATTAGAATCACTACATTTCCATTCAAGCGTGATTGACTGTTTTCCAGCTTCCCAGTTATTACGCTCTCTATCTACTTTTTGTGCAGTAAAGTATACCGGTTTTGTTTCACCGTAGGATTGTGAGGTAATGCCATATCTTAAAACTACACCGCCTTCAGTTAATCCAGTTTTAGTAATTTTTAGATCTGTTGGTTGTGTTAATTTTTCAAATTTCTTTACGGTTTTAGTCGAGAAATCAAAGAAATGAGTTTTATTAATACCATTAAAAATTAGGCATTTTTGATCAGTCTGACAGAAATTATACTCAGCATCTATTGCCTCTCCGGTATATTCAATACCTTCCGCCTTTTTGCCACTTGTTTCCATCTTTAGCATAATAAACATACGCTTTTCTAGTTTTAGGATCACGCTGGACGGATAACAGATAATTTACTGGCCATCCTTTTTCGACTGCTACGACTTCAGTAATCCCTATAATCTCATTTTCTGGTTGCACTCCATAAAGCTTCAAACCTGGTCTAGGTTCTGCTACACCGTCTTGAGTAAGCCAAACATTAAGGCTTTCATCTAATCCATTAATGAGGCCACGGTTCTCATCAAAGATACTTACTCGACCTCTATTCCAGTTGTCTAGAACTAGAGTTGAAACCGAAGGAGTTTTTGTAGTTTTAGGAGGGTCAATCATTTCTTAATTCTCCATGGGTTCATACTTGCAATCCTAAGCCCTCTCTGGCGATTCTTCATACTTGTCATGGAATTCTGCGCAAGTGCTACTAAGTTGCCATATTGACCAGCTTGCACAATGTCTGACCTAGCAATTTCGGCAGCTAGCATATAAATTAGCCAATTAACATCATCAACAATAGCCATACTATCTATGGTAAGCTCCCTAAGTGATTCATAATATGGATAGA